AGATACCCTGCTCTGACAATTTCTTAATCGCAAAATCAAACGAATCTTGATCCCTAGCCGCGCCGAGCACTCGACCCACAAGATCAGCTTTGCTAATCATTCCTTTGTATTCGGCTTCTTGGGCCTTGCGCCGCGTTTCTTCCAACTGGGCTTCTGACTGCATGAGAGTGCGCGCCTCAGTCAAGAACCCGCCGCGTACCAAAGCAGGTGAGATTTCAGCCGCTTTAGCTTCCGGCCCAAACCCACCCAAAATTTTCTCAAGCTCACCTTTGCGCCGCTGCTCACGCAGAGCGTTCTGGATCTGCATCTCGCCCATGCGTTGTTGCTGAAGGGCGTTCTGGATCTGCGCTACGCGACCTGATTGGGCTAGCGGATCGGGCAGTTGCAGCCCTTGCACTTGCAAAGCGATGTTTGGTTGAAGCGGCATAGCTATTCCTTACGGGAGGTACGACGACCGACGCAAAGCGTTTGCCAAGTCTTGATTAGCTGAATAGTTTAGGTACTGACCTAACGCCCCTGTCAAGGCATTTGTCATGCCCACTTGGCCAGCCGCTTGCGCCGCTCCGATGCTAGTTGTCAGGTTACCGGCTGTAGTAGCGTAGTTGCCTGCGTTTGCCGCTTGGCCTGCTGCGGCCGCTTGGCCCGACGCCATCAAGCCAGCCAGCGGGTTCAGCCGATTGGCGCGCTCGGTCTGGAACCGGTTGAATGCGTTGCCGTACTCTTGCGAGCCCATCTCTTGACCGTAGCGCTGCAACGCCTTGCCGGTAGCGCCGGACAGCAGACCGCCCTTCGCAGCGCGGCTGGCCTCAAGCGCCTTCATGCCTTCGCTCAGCCGGAACGCATAGCCGGGGTCAGCCTGAAAGTCTGACATGCCAAATGGACGCGCGAACTTGCCGTATTCGGCAGCCGCCGTGTTGCCCGACAGCCCGAGCAGGTTAAGGAGCTGGTTCTGCGCCGTGATGCCCGCCGAGCGGTAAGGCTCTTGCAGCGCCTTCTGCTCGTTGAAAATCTTCTCCGCAAGTGCTCGCGCTTCACGGGCTGACTGCGCTTGGATGTTTGCAGCGTCCGTGGCCGCGCGGGAGCCCATAAAGGCGCTGGCCAGCAAAGACAACGGAACACCGTAATCTTTGGCAAGTTTGGCAAAATCACTGAGATTAAACCCAGCGTTTGTAATTGCTGCTGCGTCAGCAGCGCTAATAACAGAGCCAGTTACGGGGTCTAGCACATCGCCAGCGCCACCGTAGCCTGACAGCGCGTTAGTGGCTGCCCCCGCCCCAGTTGCTGCACCAGCGGCGGCAGCACCTAGCCCGGTAGCGGCGTCAGCGCCGGTAATTACTCCGCCGGTTGCGGCGTTCAACACATCGCCAGCGCCGCCGTAGCCGCTGATAGTGCCGGCAGCACCAGCACCAGCACCAGCACCAGCACCAGCACCAGCCCCGGCGGCAGCCAAACCGGTAGCCGCGTCTGCCCCAGTCGTAACAGCGCCAGTCACGGGGTTGAGGACATCGCCCGCACCACCGTACCCTGCCATCGGTGGGTTAAACGACGACGTAATATTAGACGCGGGCCTACCGACGTTACCTGTCACGGGGTCTAAAAAATCGCCCCCGCCGCCATAGCCAATCAGACCTGTGCTGTAGTTTGGGATTGTGCCGGGAGCGTTAGTAATTGCGCCTGTTACGGGGTTTAGCACGTCACCTGCGCCACCATAAAATCCAGCAGCAGGCGCGGCAAATGGCGAGCTAATAGGTGATAAGCGAGCAAACGGGTCTACAATGTCGCCCAGCCCACCGTAGCCCACCAAAGGCGTGCCTGCGCCCGTCACCGTGCCTGTGGTTGCTGAAGGCACAAGCATGTTATTAATCGCCGTGCCTGCAACGTCAGCCGCTTCTATGCCCGGAGCCAACGCGTTGTACGCTGCAATGTCAGCCGCAGTCAACGGCGTCGCTGCGCCCATCGTTGCCAGCGGCGAGGTGGGAACTGGCGTAGCGACGGCGACAGGCGCAGCAGCAGCGGCTGGAGCGCCTGCGCCTACGCCGAGGTCCGCATATGCCTGCCCCAGCGACGCGTCAATTAGACCTGCGCCGGTGTTAGCAGCGCTTGTCGCACCCGGCGCTGCTGCTGCCGCACCAGCGGCCTCTGCGGCAAAAATACTGGGTGCTATAACTGACGCCGCCAATCCAAACGACGGACTGGTAACAAGACCGATTAAGTGTGAGAAAAACCCGCCGCCTCTAGAGGAAGATTGAGCATAGCTTGGCGCGGTTTCAAACAAAGGAAGCGCAGCGGTTAATTCTGATATGGGAATGTTGTACTGGCGAGCAATGTCTTCAGCAGAAAAAAGTGTGCTTTTGTCATCGGTTAAAAAGAACCCACCAGGCTGAAAAGTTGGGCTTGCCTGTTCAGGAAGATAAAAATTTCCTTCTGGCTGGTAGGAATAGCCTTTATAACCTATGTAATCGCGGACTTGCTGTGGAGTGAGGGTAGCCACTTTGTTCTCCTAGCTGATCTCTCGACCGCTAACTCGTAAGCTCATAGACGCTGCAAGACTGCCAAGCGTTGAGATGGAATCGCCCAAGGTCAGGATGTGCCCTGCAATCTCAGGAAATGTGTACGCTTCGCCAGGCTGTAGCGACTTGTTCTGCACGACCAGATTGCTGCTCGCCGCAGTCTGCCCCGCCGGTACGATGTTGACGCTGATCGTTCGGACCGCAGTGCTGTAGTTGACTGCGGTGAACTTGTCAATGATCGTAGTGGTGGTGGGCGCAGTGTACTGGGTTGTCTGCACCTGCTCAACTGCTTTGGATTCAACCAATGTCCTAGCGGTGATGGGCATGTTATAGCTCCGCTACGGCTTGCCAGTGGATTGAGTAGCCATTGCCTGCCGTAACTGCGGTAGAGCCGGTAACCGCAAACGCGCTGTCGCCAATGTTTGCCGTAGCCGCAGTTGGCGTGGTGGTGTTTAGCGACCAGTTAGCTGTAGCAGAATCCGGCGCGTAGGTGGTGATTGTCGGCGCTGCTCGCTTTGCCACGGCGAACGTAACGGATGTAGAAAATGCTTGGTTGACCACTTGCCCCGTGGCGTACGCCGCACCTAAAGTTACGCCGGTATTTTGGGCGGGAGCCGTAGCGTACGGAAATGATTTTTCGTAGTACCGCTGGCACATGCTTAGTTCTACGCCAAACGGGCGGTGTTCAAATGCAGTGGCGGTGTCGCCAATTTCTAGTTGCACGCCTGTAATAGCAAACACGTTGCCAATGGTGTCCAGCACATTCACTTGAGTAGACGTTCCTAAACCCCATGAGCTAGCCCAACTTCCTGGGCTTACTTGAAAATCAGTTCCGCAGTACAGCGTCCAACCAACTGTCAGCCCAGAGCCGTTAGTCCAGTCCCAAGTACCGGCGGTAATCAGCCCGCCAATAACCGTAATCTCTTTGTACTCCCAAGTGTTTGCAACCGACACGTTATATTCAGCAACATACGATCGGTCAACGCTTGGAAAGTTACTATTAAAAAAAGTGATGCAATGCGTTCCGGTTTTAGCGGACCGCACCCAAAACGAAAGCGTGAACGTCTTGCCAATCAGATCGCGCGCAGAATAACCTTCAATTTTTTGAAACAGTGTCCAATATTCAGAAGCGGCAACGGTTGGGTCCGCAGTCGCTACAGTGCAACGAAGACTATATGGAAGAGTTGGCTCACTAGCAGGGCCGTCTGCGGCTTGCGATACAGTTACTACCGCAGACGTCGCCGCGATCCGTGAGTATCGGTCAAGCGTATACGACGCGCCGGTGCCAGTGGTAACGCTAAATGAAGTACCGCGCTGAGCAATTTCCATCGCTCCGTTGATGATCTTGTTGCGCAAACCTGCTAACTGGCCGCCGTTGTAAGTTATCGCTTTAATATAGCTGGTGTTGACAATTTCTCCGTACATATTGCCAAAAACATCGCCGCTAAGATTGCCCGAAATGTTGCCGTTAATTGGGCCATTAATTGTAACGCCCGATATAACTCCACCTGTGATTGACACCGAAGTAGAGTTTTGTCCGGCCATAGTGCCAAACGCATTAAACGGATCGGTTGTGTATTGCGTGACGCCAGATGAATTTTGAAGCACAAACCTGTATGAAAACCCAGCCAACAAAAACACGCTGGCTTCGCCGCGTGCGTCTAGCACAATAGGGTTAGTGTTAGCCGTTGTTTCAAACTGATTTGTATAGGTTGCAAGCGGAGTGGTTGTGCCGCTTGCGTAGGTGTACAGCAAACCATTCACCAACGGGTTGCCGTTAGCGTCGAGAAACTGCAACTTTGGGGTCGGGGAAATGGTAGCCATACAAGCCTCAAAGATTGTTTGTCACGGTCAAGATGACCGAGGGGATGCCCGGAACCGGCGCCGAAGCTGCCGCAGCAAGTATTTGACAGCTTGTATCGTCGGTGGACCACATTATTTCAAAGTAGTCGCCAGCGTTAAATTCGTGAAGGTAATTCCACGCAGCCACAATTTCAGCGTTGTTACCTTGGATGCGGATTTGGGATGCCGAGTCGGGCACATTTACGCCGTTAACACGCAGCCAGATAAAAATAAACGCGGTGCCACCAGAGATTTTATCGAGCTGCGCTGAAAACTCAATGTTGAAGATGCCTGGCCGATCAACATAGATGCGCGACGTCGGCGTGCCAATGGTCACACCTCGACTAAAGCCAACCGAGTTGAACGTCATGCCGTACGCGGTGTTGATCGATGCGGCGGTTTGCGTAGTGGTGTCGTAGAAATAGCCGTACCGCGTCGTTACAAGTTGAGGTGTCTGTGCCGCCGGGTCAACCTGCAAGTCTTCCAGCGTGAACTGATTCTGCCCCAGCCCCAAGAGCGTGAACGAGTTGTTGAAGAAGCGGTACCACTCCCGCTGCATAGTGTTGTCCGGCCCTTCAATGACCGGCACACGTTGCGCGGGGATGCGCGTGATATTAGGCATTGGTGCCGCTCGCAAGCAACTCGGCGCCCATGATGGCGACGTTACCAAAGCCAGATCCGCTGACCTCATAAACGCGATCGCGCAGCTTGGTGGTCATGCCCAACCGGCGCCAGATCACGCGCTGGCCGGTCTGGCCTTCATAGCCCATCGACACGGTGTGGAGGTTAGACCACGTATGCCCGCCGTCGTCTGACCAGCGCAGACTGGCAAGCATTTCTGATGAAGCGCCAGTGGTGCTAACCACGGCCACCGAAGACGTGCCCGCTTCGCAATCAAGTTGCAAGGTGTGCTGGGCTGTGCGCTTTAGCGTGTTCTCGCCCGACGGCAGCGCCCGCCACGACCGCAGCCACACCTGACGGCGTGCGTTGGTGAACTCATTGTTGAAGTACGAGAAATCGTAGTAGCCAATCTCAGGCTCAGTGTCATGCCCTACGTATACGCGCGTGCCCAACGCCGCTATGCAAGTTGGCGTGTGACGGTTTAGCTCGCCGGTAGTGCTAGAAATGTAGCCGCGCTGGTGCCACATGTTAGTGGCCGCATCGTAGACCCACGTGACATTAGCAGTGGGGAACGTCAGCACATAGAAGAGGTGACCGTCTTGCTGGTAAGTGTAGGCGATGGCGTCCGAGATCGTCGAATACGTCTGGATAGCGTACTCGATGGCGTGCGTCGAGATGCGCTGCGGCTGGTAGCCACGGGCGCGGTAGACCATACCAAAGCCACGCGCGTCAGCCGACAGCCAGAAGACGCTGTTGTCCATCTTGGCGACCGAGTACGGCGCAGCGCACCCCGTCTCAAGAAACGCGCCTTGGATGGGGGCAAGCGGGTAGTCTGGCTGGCCAGCGTCGTACCAGACCTCGGTCGAGTTGTTGCCGAAGATCCAGATTTCTTTGTGATCGACAATCAGCGACACCACGTTGTCTGGCGAGGCTTCAGCGCTTGCAAACGACAGCGGGTCGACGCTGGTACCATCAAACAGTTCCGTTACCCACACGCGCTGGCTGTTTGGCTCATTGAACACAAAATAGCCGTTGATGTAGCCTACGGTGACAGCGCCTGGAAAGTCGGGGTCGCCGATCTTTGCAAACGCCGTCGTGTTGATGTTGTAGATGTAGCCGTCTGGGTTGGTGGCGATGAAGATCTGTATGCCGTTGTCCACCATGCTGACAGGCCCGGTGCCAGAGATGCTGGAGCTGATAGTAGTGGGCGTGACGTTACTTGTGCCAATGCCTGTTAGCGATATGAACCGCGTGCCGACAACCGCGTACAGCACGCCCTTCACAACCCACATGCCGCGAACGCTGCCGGTGCCGCCTAACGGAAAAATGCCTGAAATTCCCGGCACCCGCTGAAAGTACGCCGCCGTCTTGCCGCCATCCGGGGTGGACTCCGGGTACATGTTGACGAGCCGGTTGTCCGCAGCGTTGATGCTGCGGGCAACATAAGCGGCGCCGAGGATGGGCGATTTCATTAGAAATTGCCGGCGTAGATGTTGTAGCGCTGACGATTCCCAACGATGCTGTACGGGATCGACATTAGGTCGTCAGGATTGTTGATGCGCTTCAGGTTGCGCTTGGACGTCATCGCAATCTGCTGCACTTGCCGCGACGGCTCGACGCCGTACTCGGGCGCGATCTCGCACGCCAAGTTGTAGCGAAAGCAGCGGAAGTAGCCTTGCGGAAACAGAATCGGGGTGCTAAGCGCAGCAGGCTGCGTCAGCTCTTGCACCGACACAATGTGAAACTCCAGCACCCGCGTGGGCACTGGGTAGATGTACATCTCGACGTTGGGAAACGTCATGTTGGTCCACATGACCTGCGGATAGGTGCTGCTCACCGTCTTTAACGCAATCCCGTTGTACTGCTGCTGGTTAATGAGTTTCAAGCCGTACGAGACGCCGGTGGTCGGGTCTTTGAAGTAGGTCGAGTCGTCAATCATAATTGGGCGGTTGCCCACAAAGTCGCCTGTCGGCCCGAGCGTGCGGCTGATCGCCGTGGCGGGCCAGCTAAAGACCTGATCCTGCGTCGAGAACACCGCAAGCCGCTCGGTGTTCCATGACTCGATCATCTCGTTCATGGCAATCAGCGCGTCTTCTGACATGGCTGCCGAAGGTGTTTCGGCCTCCGCCAGCACGCCCAGCAGCCGCAACGCACCGTTGATCAGGTCGCCTGCTGTAGCCTCGTTACCGCTAAGCGTGAGTACAGTCATGTTAGTACGTTACCTCAGTGGTTTCTAGTTTGCACACCCACCGAATAGTGGTTCCAGCTTGGCCCGTTACGGTAACTGCAAGGCCGCCGTTTGTCGTGTCGGCAGTCAATGCAATATCCCAAG